CTAGGACCATGATGAATTATAGATTGGATACTTTATTTGAGGGTCATCATGTAGAGTGTCGACCGTATCAAGGTTGTGATATCATCTTGTATGCTTCTCAGATACGAGTCCCCCTTTGGCAATTTCATGAGACGAATTCGGGCCAATAGACTTTTGAAATATGGTCGGGCCTTTTTTGGATCCTGAAGAAATCTCCGGTTCGTGGTAATATTTTTGAGTCTACCATATTTACCCATATATGCCTCGGCCCACGAGTCGAGCAACGGGACTATTCCTTCGTAATATTTCTCTAGAGCTTTGTGTTGCGCATAAGATTCGGTCCGAAGATGGAATATATGGGCCTGCTCACGAGAATTCATAAGGGCCCCGACATATCTGTTTGCCATTATAATCAGGCGCGAAATATTTTCGAGGATCATATCAGGAATGGCATTTTCCGAGACTATTTTGCCTCCTGGCAAAATATTATACAAAGGCCTCGAGAATATGTCGTGCAAAATTATATTACGAGACACGCGTATATTTTACCTGACCGAGAGTGCACGGACCGCGGGCTCCTATGGAAATTTGTGTCGTTTCAGAACTAAAAAAACTCTCCGCCTTTTTGATCTGACACATTCTAATATAGAAAAGGTGATGCGTTATGTTTCGAAAGATACCGGCAGTCTTCTGAGAACAATCCTAGGAACCGGAGTGACGGTTGGGGAGCAGGTCGCGGCCGTGAAGCTTCTGCTTGGAAACAAGGGTGCCGGGAAGCTTCCCAGAGTGAGTAACACCCGGCGAGGTCAGCGCCTCAGTTATAAGGATGTCAATCGGGCCGTTTTTAGAAATTTAGCCCAAGAGTTTTTAATTCCGGCCGGTTACGATGGATATTATTCTTCTCGTAAACATTCCATATTTCATGATGGTGAATTTCATTCTGAAATTATGTTGGTCGACGCTTATAGAAGTATAGAAAAGACCAACAGGGACCCGGTCGTCTCTAGACACTCGTTCAAGTGGGCCCTGCCCCGTCTGTTTATGAATTACTGCAAGGGCACGAGCCGGCTTGTTAAATCTTACGGGCCGAAACTGACTCTTTTCTGCACGGGCGGAATGGCCGTCCGACTCTTTCTCCAAGAAAAGGGTGTCTATTTAACTCCTAAAATTAGAAGAACCTCGGACTTTGATTTTACTTGTGCTGTTCCGGCGCCTCTAAAATCTGATGAAGAGGTTCAGGCCTACGTAAATTTTTCTCAAAAAATAATGACTGATCACCTGGTCGGATTCGTAAAGTATCTGAACAGAGAATATGAAGGTGTAAATGCACGTCTGAAGATTACAAAGTATAGACACACGCGATACGACGAGCCCCGACTCCAGGTCCCCGGGACCGGTCGAAAAGTCTATCAAATTAGCACCTATCAGATAGTCACCGGAAAGGATGAGGTGACCGATATGGTCGATGTGGCTCTCGCTCTGTATCCCAAGGCTTCACGGACGATGTTGTCAATTCCATTTTCAAATAAAATTGGAATACCAATTCAAAAACTAAAATACCAGCTGATAGATTCCATGGCTTTGTTATCGGGATCATTTCTTCACAAGGGTATAATTTCAAAGAGAAATCCGTTAACAGGATCATCCCATGAGAAGGGTCAGAAGAATGCCGAGAGACTTCTTGAACTTTTAAGAGTGTCGAAACCCAACAAGAGTTTACGCGAGGCGCGCCGAGTGTCGGCTCCATTACTTGAAGATATTGTTTTAGGCAATATAAGAGGGGCCCGAACACATGCACGCTCAGTCAATCGAGTCTTAAAAAAGATGTCTTGAGATTGTCAAATTTCAAGAACACAATCTTTCAATCACCTCAAAAAGCACGAGCCCCACCCGAGAGTCACTCCAACTTTCGTGTGTTGCGCAAGTCAAGTTAAGGAAGAAGAGTCTGCATTCAACAAGCAAAAAGATGGCCTCCTTCGCTGATGCCGTGAATGCCCTGGTTGCCGAGCGCGACCGCCAGTTCCTTGTTCGCATCGCGGCCGAGTATAATCTGCCATTCGATGAGCTGCAGGCCAAGTATATCGAGACTGCATCGACTGCCATCAAGGTTCCGCGCAAGTATAAGAAGCGCGAGGCCAAGTCGGTTACGGTTGTGACTGAGGGTGCGGAGGCCGCCCCCAAGGCTCCAAAGGCACCCAAGCAAAAGGCTGAGAAGCAGTGCTGCACCGCAAGCACCTCCAAGAAGGAGCCGTGCAAGTTCAGTGCCCTTAAGGGTGAGGTGTTCTGCAAGCGGCACCTGAAGCAATCTATGGCCCAGGACGAGCCCAAGGCGACCCACAAGGCGGCGGCCCAGCCGGTCCACAATCACCCCCTGACAGCCAAGGCTGGAGCAGTGCAGTGCGACCTGTGCGAGTCGCACGGTGAGCCCCTCTCGGAGGTTGGTGAGTTTGAGGTGGCTAGCGTGACTCAGCGCCTGGCTGCTATGATGGCTGAGGCTGACACCTCGGAGGTCGAGGAGTCCGACTCTGATGAGGACCTGGCGACACTCATCGAAGAGTGCTACGCAGACGAGTAAAAGAATCTTTTACAAATGCAAAATTAGTCATACACAATCTTGTAAATGTAATGAAAAATAGTATAATCATTCCGAACCATACGAGTCTCTTTTCTTCGTCCTTGTCCTTTACGGTATATATAGGTCTTAAAATAGAGCCAACAAAAGATTCATTTTTATAGACTGGTGTGAACACCTGTCCAAAAAATGTCTGATCACCATCCTTGCGAGTCAGAAGCTTCTCCATTTCAGTCAAGAAACAGACGGTCTGATTTGTGAGCCAGTGAAGTAATACAAACGGTATTACCATTAAATGAAGCGATAACCAGTAGTCTGTGCCTATAAAAGGGGTCGCTACCAGAAAGAATCTTATTATGGCATGAACCAATTTAACTACAAAAAGCATCATGTCTAAGATTGGCCTATAAAAAAAGTGTGGTGTAAACAACAGAACCACCATGAGTGCGTCTTCATCAAAAATGTCTCAAAAGTTCAAGTTCTCTTCTCGATTCCTTCCGGGTGGGGGAAAGGTGTCTCAATGGGTCCCCGTCTCGGACGCGCCTGTGGTATGGACTGGCCAACCTGGAGTTGTGGGTAAGATTGTTTCCCTGATGCACCGGGGGGAGGACATGGTCCAGCGGCCCGTAAACACTTGGAAAGCATCAATAGACTATGAATTTATCGCGAGTAAAATGGACAAGGCTTCAGGTGAGGCTTATATTAAAAAGTCCAAAGAATGGTTCGCGAACCTACCTGCAAAGCCCGAAATCTCCATAAAGAATCCTCAAACTTTTGTAAATTCAGAACTAATGTTGAATTTATATAAAAAATATCACCCACACAAGCCTCCTACAGAAGAGACTGTGGAGACTATGCGCCAAGCGGGCTACCCAGAAACGGCCGTGGCGCGCGTGATTAAGGATGCACAGTGGTGGGACGAAAACTCTGATAAAGTTCAAAATGATATTGATAGAATTTTCGGAACGGCCCCAACCAAGACATCTACAAAGAAGGTTATCAAGGCTGTTAAAAAGAGAATGCCTAATATTTTGTAGAATGAAGCAGTCGTGGGCTGATATGGCCGATGAGGCGGATCTCGCCCTGGACGTGATCGTGTCTAAACACGGAATCAAAGTGAAGAAGACCCCTCCAGATAAAACAAACGCGCCTATAGATAGTAAATGTGCGAAGTATGCTGTGAAAGGTTCAATAAATCAAACCACTCAAAAGTAGTCTGTCCATATTGTCCGTATCAATGCTGTTCTTCGTGCTACGAAAAATATCTTCTGGACACATCCGAAGATGCCCATTGTATGTCGTGTCGTAAAGGTTGGTCTCGAGAGATTTTGGTCGGTAATTTCACACAAAAATTCATTTCAAGAACGTATAAGAGTCGACGGGAGGAGCTTTTGTTCGAGCGTGAAAAGAGTATGATGCCCGCTACGCAGCCCTATGTAGAGATCACGCGACAGATACGCAAGTTGCGTGAAAATATACATCAAATTAAAATAAAAATTGAAAAGGGAAATGAAAAAATGTTTGCAATTGCTAGTCAAGATATATCTATACTTCGTCGCGATCATTCTCTTGACACGGTTTTTGAGGCCATGGTTTTTAGAAATAAATTGGTCAGTGATCAAAGAAAGTTGATATCGGCTTATATGATAGATGCCCAGCACTTTGAGTGGCACGAAGGACAATTAATTACACAGCTGAGCGGTAATGTCATAGAACGCGAGAACCGACAATTTGTTCGCGCGTGTCCATTTGGCGACTGTAGGGGTTTCTTGAGTTCCGCTTGGAAGTGCGGTATGTGTGACAACTGGACTTGCCCTCAATGTCACGAAGTCAAGGGTCTCGAAAAGGATACACCCCACGAGTGCAATCCCGACAACTTGGCCACTGCACAACTTCTCTCCAAGGATTCTCGAAATTGTCCCAAATGCGCCGCTATGATATTCAAGATTAATGGGTGTGACCAGATGTATTGCACCCAGTGTCATACCGCATTCAGTTGGCGGACCGGACGAATCGAACAGGGCGTAATTCACAATCCTCATTACTACGAGTATCAGAGGGCCCGAGGCACATTGGCTCGGAACCCTGGGGACGTCCCTTGTGGAGGCTTTCCTGATTGGCGAATGGTCGCGCCTCTTCTTCCGCATTCAGCGACCGTGCCTAACATGCGAACCATCATCGAAAACGCGCACAGGTCCCATGGTCATTGTCAATGGGTTACTATGGGTAGATATATAGTAAATCAACAAGCTGATAATAGAGATCTACGCATAAATTTCATGATAGGAGATTATTCCGAGGAGGAATTTAAGAAGAAAATTCAGCAACGTGAAAAGTCTCGTCAACGAAGGACTGATATTTCACAGGTTCTCGAAATGTATATGGCTGTTTTGGTTGATTTGTTTCAGGCATTGATGGTTTCACGTGATACGGATATATTACTTGATTCTCTAATGGCACTTCGGGTCCACGTTAATGAGACTCTCAAGAAGGTCTCAAAGAGATATAGTAATTGTGCCATTCCAAAAATAGACGAAAGGTTTAATTTATACTGAGGTTGGTAAATGAAGAGAATTATCGTTATTGTGAGACAGGACTTCGCGATCTTCCAGTTCGGTGTCCCTTATACATTCGGTTCCACAGAAACTTACTTTTATGCATCTGGATTTAAGGCATGAATTTAACGCAACTCCAACAAGTCCCGAAACTATACCCGCAATTGTTAGCCAGAAGGCTGCATCGAATGTGTTATACCACATTAAAATATACAAATATTATAATGAAGCGGTTCGTCAATTTTTTGGCGTTGTTCAAAGATGGTCTTGAACCTCCATCAATAACTTTCAACAAGACGGCGACCGCGAGTTCATCTCTTTATTTTCCCAGCGACCCTTCGCTCGCTGTCAGGTTTGAAAGAAACAGTGATATTTTAGC